CGCGGCAGGCGCAACCGAAGGCCGCATGAGATGTCGCTATTGTCGGTGGTCAAGGACGTCTGCGCTGTCGTCGGCGTCCAGCTGCCGACGAGCGTATTCTCGGGGATCACCGGCAATCGCACCATGCAGGAGATGCTGTCGACCGCCACCGACATGGCGCAGACCATCGCCTACGACACCCGCGACTGGACCCGGCTCAAGACCACCGTGACCTATGCCGGCGACGGCCACACCACCGCGTTCAACCTGCCGGCCAACTACAAACGCATGCTGCTGACCGCCAATGTCTGGCGATCGACCTCGACCATGACGCCCTCGCGTTTCATCCCGGATGCCGACGAGTGGCTGCAGCGCCGCGCCCGCAACTGGAATGAGCAGCCCTACGGCGAGTGGACCATGATGGGCGGCCAGATCCACATCTGGCCGGTGATGCCTGTCGGCGTTACCAGTTACTTCGCCTACCTCGACAAGAATTGCGTGGCGTTAAGTTCGGGCGGCCAGGGCGACGCCTTCCTCAACGACCTCGACACTTTCCTGATCGACGAGCGGTGCTTAAGGCTCGGCATGATCTGGAAGTGGAAGAGCAACAAAGGCTCGGCCTACGCCGAGGACATGGGCAATTACGAAACCGCGCTCGCCATGGTGTCTGGCCATGACAGCCCAGGCGGCGTCATCGTCGGCCGCAATACGCTGTCGTCCAACCTGCGGGTGGCCTACCCGTACCCGGTGGTGCCATGACCCAGTATCAGTCATTCCGGCGCATGCCGATCCCGCAGCAAGTCGCCCAGCAGATGCAGACCACGATGCTGCCGGCGCCGACCCGCGGCCTGATCGAGAGCGAGAACTACGGCTTCATGCAGCCTGGCGGCGCGGTGTGGCTCGACAATTGGAAGCCGACCATGCGCAGTGTGCAGCTGCGCGGCGGCTGCGAACGCTACTGCGATGTGCATGCACTCGACGCGCCGGCCTGGCTGCATAATCACGCCTACACGGTCGGCAACACCGCCTACGACGTCGACGATGGCACGTTCTGGACGGTAGCCGTCGCCCACACCAGCCCGACCGGCACATCCAGCTTCAGTGATTACCGTGACGCGCATCCGACGCATTGGACTGTCAACACCACACTGACCAACGCGCGGCTGCCAATCATATCGGCGTTCGAATATTCCAGCGGCAACACCCAGGCGATGTTCGCCGGCAACGCGACCAAGCTATTTGACGTCACGTTCTCGACGCCGACCTTGGTCAAGTCGGGACAGGCCAGCGGCAATTACTGCGCCTCGCAGATGGCGAACGCCAATGGCGACTACATGCTGGTGCTCAATGACGCCGGAGATTTCCCGCTGCGTTATGACGGCACCACCTGGGTGACGCTGAACTCGGGCGAGATCCACACCGACCCGTTGCTGGTGCCGCCGCCGTCCTGCATCAACGGCCGCAACCTGACTTATGTCTGCAAGTATCGGCGCCGCTGGTTCTTTATCGAGGGCGGCACCATGAACGCATGGTACCTGCCGATCGACGCGATCCAGGGCAAGCTGGAGCTGCTGCCGTTGTCGGGCGCGGCGACGCGAGGTGGCAAGCTGTTGTTCTGCGCCACCTGGTCGATCGACGCCGGCGACGGCATCGACGACAAGCTGGTATTTTGCACCAACCACGGCGAGCTGCTGATCTTCACCGGCTCCAATCCGGCCGACGTCAATAATTGGCGCCAGGAAGGCCGCTACCAGGTGCCGGAGCCGATGGGCATGAATGCCCACATCGCGCTCGGCGGCGATCTGTTGATCGCGACGGTGGAGGGCATCGTGCCGGTATCGGCCGCGATCACCAAGACCTCTGGCGACCTCGATCTCGCAATGATCACGCGCAACATCAAGGCAAGCTGGCGCCAGGAGGCGATCACCAAGAATGCGATGCCGTGGACCCTGGAGCGGTGGGACGAGTATGGCGGCATGTTCGTCGCGATGCCGGGCGGCAAGCCGGGCAAGCAATACTGCCTCGTTGTCAACACCGGCACCGGCGCCTGGGCACGCTTCACCGGCTGGGACTGCACCTGCTATCTGCGCATGCGTGGCGATTGTTTTTTCGGTACCCAGCTCGGCCTGATCCAGCAGATGGATCGCGGCGGCACCGACGACGGCGTCGCCTACACCGCGACCATGGTGGGCGGCTGGGAAATGTTTCAGTCGCCATCGCAAACAGTGGTGTGGCGCCAGGCCCGCGCGAATTTCACTTCCAAGGTCAACGCCAACTTCAACCCGCAACTGTCGGCCTGCACCGACTACGTCGTCAGCCTGCCGCAGGCGCCGCCGCCGGTGGCGGATCCTGGCGTGCTCGATGTGTGGGACCAGGGCGATTGGGATCAGGCGCTGTGGGACCAGGACGTGCCGGTGTTTTCTGTGGTGCGCAACACCGGCTGGGTATCTGTCGGCCTCACCGGCTACAGCCACGCGCCGGTGGTGCAGGTCACCATGCACCAGAAGGCCAAGCCAGATGTGGAATTGATTTCGATCTCGGCGACCTATGAACGCTGCGGCGTCAACGTCTAGGGGAGCGCCATGTCTGATGTCAGCGGCATTCAAAATCTAGGCATCCCTGGGATGAGCGGCTTCAATGGCGGCCAGTCCGTCTTTGACCAGATGAATGCCAATCAGGCGGCCGCGGCGGCCGCCAACAACGCGGCTTATTGGGCCAACCAGCAGAACGTCTCGAATTACGCGCAGAGTGTGATTGACCAGAATAACGCTAACTGGGCCAGAACTAACCCCGCCAGCGGCTACGGCCAAGTCGGCGGCTATCCGTCATTCGGCGACCCCGCAGCTCCCGGCACCTACAGCCCCGGCAGCGGCCTGAGTTCTTTCAGCGGCGCGCCGTTGAGCGCGTTCGATACCGGCGCCCATACCTCCTACGACCCCAACGCGCCGTTCGGCGGCGGCTATGTCGGCGCGTCGTCGTCGATGGGCACCAACAGCGGTAATTTTAATACGTCGGGATATTTCAACGCCAACCCGGACGCGCTCGACATCTACAAGAACCAGGGCGCCTGGGGTTTCAATGATCCTACGCAGTTTGCCGAGGCGCATATGCTGGCCGCGCATAACAACCCGGGCGAGAACGGCGCCTGGCGCAGCGGCTGGGCGCCTACCGCCAACACTGATTTCAATACGGCGGGATATTACCAAGCCAACCCGGATGCGCTGGCAGCATTCGCTAGTTCGGGATTTCAAGACCCTACCGCGTTTGCCGAGCAGCACCTCAAGGCCGCCTATAACAATCCAGCGGATCGCTCGATCCGCACCGGATGGGGCGCCGACAATCCGAATTTCGACGCCGCCGGGTATTATATGTCCAACCCGGACGCCTGGCAGGCCTTCGCAGGATCGAGCGCGACCGATCCCACGCAGTTTGCAGAGCAGCACCTCAAGGCCGCCTATAACAATCCCGCCGACCACTCCATCCGCGGCGGCTGGGGCACTGACAATCCCGAATTAAACGCGGCGGGATACTACCAAGCCAACCCGGATGCGTGGGCGGCATTCGCCGGCTCAAACGTCACCGACCCCACCGCGTTCGCCGAGCAGCACCTCAAGGCCGCCTATAACAACCCGGCCGACCGCTCAATGCGCACCGGCTGGGAGGCTGCCAATCCCAATTTCGATACGGCGGGGTATTACGCCGCCAACCCGGATGCCTGGCAGGCCTACGCGGCCGGTGGCTGGGGCGCCAACGCCAACGACCCCACCGCGTTTGCCGAAACCCATCTCAATGCCGCGCACGCCGCTGAGGGCGGTAATTGGCGCGGCGGCTGGCAGCTCGCCAGCAATGACCCCAACAGTGCGGGCGGCCTGGCCTACGCGCCGGAAGGGTGGACGTCGCCGTATGGGTCAAAAGGCGGTTTATCTCCGATCGGCGAAATACGGAATAATCCATACGCCGCGCCGCCCGGCGCCGACATCTCCAACCCCAGCTCCTACTGGTACCCCAGCGAGGGCGATCCAAACCAATGGGAAATCAGCCGCGCGCCATACACGACGCAGCTCGCCAACGACAAAGATCGAATGTACCA